GTGGCGACGTACAGAAAGCGAAGCGGCGGATGGCGCGCCGAAGTGGCAAAGAAGGGCGTTCGAGACTCCGGCACCTTCTCCACCAAGGCCGAGGCGGTAGCCTGGGCGACTCAGCGGGAGGCCGAGATTCTGGCGGGAGTTGGGAGCCCCAAAGGGGCATCGAACTTCACTCTGAAGGAGGCGTTGGAGAAATACAAGGACGAAGTCTCACCCACTAAGGCCGGCAAACGCTGGGAAGAGATCCGACTCGACAAGCTGGTCAATGACTTGGAGTTCGTCGGCGAGCGCATCTGTGATATCGGCGCCGATCAGATCGCAGCATGGCGCGATCACCGATTGAAGTCGGTGGCCACGTCGTCTGTGCGTCGCGAGATGACGTTGCTGTCGAGCGTGTTCGAGCAGGCACGACGGGAGTGGAGATGGTGCCCGGCCAACCCTGTTCGCGAGGTGCGGCGCCCGAAGAGTCGCCCGCCGCGGGACCGGCGCATTTCGCCGGCCGAGGAAGCCCTGATCCTCGAGGGGCTTGGGTATCAGGAGGGAGTGGCGCCGGCCGGCAAGATGCAGGAGCTTGCTTACGCCTTCCTGATCGCTCTGGAGACAGCGATGCGGCAGGGCGAGATCCTCGGCCTCGTTGCTGCCCGGGTCCACTTGAGGGCCCGCTACGTCGAACTGGACAAGACGAAGAACGGCGATGCCCGTAAGGTGCCGCTCAGTTCCCGTGCGGTGACCTTGCTCCAAGTTCTGGTAGATGCTGCCGGGAAGCGCCAGAACCTGTTTACGCTGACGTCCGGCTCGGCCGATACCCTCTTTCGGAAGGTGCGGGACAGACAGAAAATCGACGGGCTGAACTTCCACGACACCCGTCACGAAGCCACCACCAGGCTCGCCAGGAAGCTCGATGTGCTCGACCTGGCCAGGATGACGGGACACCGCGACCCCCGGTCGCTCATGGTCTACTACAATGCGACTGCAACAGAGGTGGCGAGCCGGCTTGATTGAAAGTATTGAGAGCCCGCCCGAAGCCACTTGGCACTGTTTGGTATAGTATCTGTCCATCGCGATACACGGACTGTGAGAGCAGGATGCTTAACGATCTCTTCTCCCCGAGCCCTATGACCAGTGCCGCTCTAGCCAGATTCTTCTCCACATCGCCAGTTGTGCCATTGGACGAGATGTGTGCATACGAGTCGCTTTGGCTCGGCCAAGGCGCATGGTTTGCCAATCTCGCCAACTTATTCCGTGAGAACCCAGGGGCATTGCCGTCCGAATTGGTGCCCAAGGCTGAAATCGATGCAACCCGTGAAAAGCTGATTGTATTGCTGGGCGAGGAGAAGCTGCGACAGGTGGGCATCCGGGTCAATGGTGCTGGGGAGTACCCGAAAAAGCTCCGTGATGCCGATCACCCGGTCGAGGTGCTTTACTACCGCGGGGACTGGGAATTGGTCGAGACTCCCTGTGTGGCAATTGTGGGTACCCGTAGCCCAAGCGTTGAGGGGGTACAGAACGCCCAACGTATCGCGCAGGCGCTGGTCCGCGAAAAGTTCACTGTCGTGTCTGGCTTGGCCAAGGGTATCGATACTGCCGCCCACACCGCCGCTATCTCAGCCGGTGGAAAGACTATTGCTGTGGCGGGGACCCCGTTGTTCGAGTTCTACCCGCGTGAGAATCAGGAACTTCAGGAGTCGATCGCCTCGAAGTTCTTGCTCATCTCTCAGGTCCCGTTCCTGCGCTACAAGCAGCAGACCTACAAGTTCAACAAGCTTTTCTTCCCTGCTCGCAACGTCACCATGTCTGCACTCACGCAGGCGACAATCATCGTCGAGGCCGGCAACACGTCCGGGACGTTAGTGCAAGCGAGAGCGGCGCTCGCTCAGGGGCGGAAGCTCTTCATTTTGGAGAGTTGCTTCCGCAACCCGGAGCTCACTTGGCCGGCAAAGTACGAACGCCAAGGTGCCATTCGTGTCAAAAACATCACTCAGATCATGGATGCGCTGAATGGTTCGACTGACTCAGCTTGATCCGGATGAGTTCAGATATTTGGATTCTGACGATCGGTGCTACTGTCTTGGGGAGTACACCGCTCGTGGCAGGTACGGGGCTAGCGAAACGAACCAGCAGATCTTCAATCTGAAGCATCGACCGAATTCTGCCGAGAACTTGCTCTATTGGAAGCGCAGAGCAGTGGGCTATTGGGGGCGGATGCTCGCAGAGACCAATCTCCGATGGGACTACTGCTTGGAGAATGCCACGTTCGTACCGATCCCTTGCTCAAAACCGGTGGGGCACCCAGAGTATGATGATCGGATGGTTCGAGTGTTGCTCTGCATGGCCCAGGAGCATCCAGGGCTTGATATACGGCAGGTCCTCTTGCAGACAACCGTGCGCGAATCACAGCACAGCGGAGACCGGTTAACCCCAGCGGAGATTCTGCAAACTCTATCAATCGATCCTGCGGGGGTTGCTCAGCCCCTAAAGCGGATAGTGATTGTGGTAGACGACGTGATTACTCGTGGGGCAAGCTTCGCCGCTGCCAAAAGTCTGCTGACGGGGCTGGATGACGTAGAGAAGGTTGTTGGTCTTTTCCTCGCGAAGACGATCCACCCACCCGTAGAGTTCGATCTTGATGAGGCCTTTGAGTTCTAAAGCCTCAGCGCTCACGGCAAGCCATATTCAAAGCCCCGCACCCGCGGGGCTTTTCGTTTCTTCTCGCTTAAGCCTAACGCTTTCGTCCTTTCGGCAGCTTGCTGCTGTTCTGCCTCGCCCACTTCTTTACGTCTACCGCAAACCACCGTTTGGACGCCTTGACCGTCCCGCACGGCTGTAGCGGGTCAGGAAAGTCCGGCCGAGTTACCACGCGACCTTCAATCGTGGCCGGCGACAGTTTGAGGTACTCGCCGATTTCTTTCGTGGTCCAGAGTTCGTCCTCTGGAGCCACTTTCGGGCCGCGCAGGTGTGCCAGCAGGTCGCGGATGGCGCCGGCCAGGTCCTGTTCTGGGGCCTGGTGATTCTCTTCGATCATGTCTTACTCCTTTCGTTGCGCACCGCGCCGCAGACTTCAGGCTTTCGCTCGACCGTGCGGATCGATCCGTCCTGGCTGTGGACGGTGAGTGCCGGTCGCCGAATCTGCACCGTTCCATCTGGCGCCATCTCCTGCCGCGGGGCGCCGTAGAAAGGGCCGCCCGGGGCGAACGGGTCAGGGATGACCGACGGATTTTCAAGCAGGAACTTCTGGAACAGGTTCTGGACCGCGGCGGTAAGTGGCCCCGTGACCCCTCGGTTGGAGCGGCCGCTCTTGTGGTCTGCGCTGTCCTCGAACTCCCCGCCAATCCAGAGCAGGCCGCCAACGACTCCGGCGTCGCCCGCGCAGACCTCGGCAGCCTCGGCACGGTGGGCATGATTCACCCCCAGGAGATCGCACAGGTCGTCGAACGACAGGGCCTGCTCGATCATGGCTGAGTTTCCGATAAGCCAGGCACCGCTCTCCTCCATGGCCTGTCTCGCAGCTCTGGTGCGCTCCCGATATGCCGCTCGCTCGCGTTCCAGCGCCTGCTCGGTGAACGGCATGCCCTTGAGGAGCCGCCGACACACCTGGCGATACTCGGCGAAGCTGGTGTTGCGATCGGCGCACACCGCGCGGACGAACATCCGGAGGGCCGCCAAACGGACGCGCAGGTTACGGCGACTGTCGGCGTAGATATCGATCAGCCGGTGCAACGTTGCGCCCTTCATGACCGGTTCTCCTTGTTCGTGTCGCAGATCCGCAGGTCGACGCCGCAGGCCTGGACCAGTTCGGTCAACTCGCCGAGCTTGGTGTTGGGGTTCTGCATCGCCTGGCCCAGGCGGACCAACTGCTGGCCGAGGGTGGCGAGCGGGGTGGGGCGATACCCTGGTGGTGGCGGAATATCGGAGCCTCTCATCACTGACATACCTCCCAGATGAACAGATTCTTGAACGGCTGGAGCGCTGCACCGGCGGCAACAGTGGCCAGGCCAAGCAGCGCGACGAGTGCGATAGCGGTCAGTGCCTTGCGCATGGTCATCGCTCACCTCCAGGCGCTGGCGCAGCGGCAATGAGGCCCTGATACACACGCGCCAGGAAGGCGCGAACCGCACCCCGATCCGGGAAGTAGTACTCGGTATCCTCAACGAGATACCCGTCCATTCCATCCTCGCAGTCGCGGCGTGCATCCAGCATTTCCGGGGTCGGCTCTACCGGAACCAGCTTCCACCCGTCCGGCACGCTGTGCTGAGCCTGGGCTTCGAATTCAGCGACCCTGGCCAGGGCGGCGTCTCGCTCTTTTTCGCAGCGCCCCCAGCCGTTCGTTGCGCTACCGAGCTTGAAGATCAGCTCGGTGTTGCGCTCTCGCTGAGATTGAAGCTCTGCCCGGAGTGCTCCGACTTCGGCCTGGGCGGCCTTCAGTTGATCCTCCAAGCGCTTGGCATAGCCGCGAATGCCTTGCACGGTCCAGCCACCATCGATGGCGTCTTGCGGCAGCCCTTCGCAGATGCGCTCGAACTGGCGCAGGCGCCTCAGCTCATTGACCGCTACCTCGACGGCTTCAATCACTGGCACGCCGACGTAGCCGTCCTCGATTGCCACGCGATCAAGCCAGCGCTCCAACGTATTGAGGCTCTCGGCAAGGGAGCTGTCACCCGATCCCTGCGTAGTGCTGGGTGAGGTGCGCCCGCCGGCATTACCCGGTCCGGAAACAGGTTCGCGGCCAGGGTTGCCCGGCTCTGAACTCGCTCCAGCGCCACTCAACGCCGCCAGCGCGATCTGTCGCATGTTCGCCGCCGGGAGGTCGTCCTGCTCGGAGCAGGGGAACTCGGCGATGGTGCGGAGCGCCAGGAGGGCTCGCTCGAGCGGAATATCTCCTGCACCCTCGGCGCCGGCCAGGTGTTTCGCTACCGTTTCCCGGATTACGCGCAGCGCGTTCATGGCTTGGAGCGAGCTACCGTCCTGGCCAAGCTTGGCGGTCAGGTCGATCTGTTTAAACAGGGCATGGGTCATAGGTCACCCCCTTGCTAGGCGCTGCGCACCGCCTGGTAGGCGAGGGCGTAGCAAGCCATTTGCACCAGCAGGCTCGAAGCCGCGAGTGCAGGGTGATCTGTGACGGCCAGGGCCGCCACGTGCAGAGCGCCGATAGGGATGGAGAGCCAAGGACGGGCGAGCAGGTTTGTGGCTCCTTGCCCCTTGATGCCGCCGGCGAATATCAGCAGCCAGCAGAGAACGTTCGTGGCCGCCGCCACATAGAAGGCGAACTGGTGAAGCGACCCCTGACCGAAGTACAGGCACGCGCTGAGCAGCAGGCTGATCGCGGTGCCGATGAGTGCTTGCTTCATGGTCAGCGCCCTCCGGTGGCAGCGGTCAGAGTATCGAGGAGCGCTTGCTTCCGGCGCTGACCGTGCAGGTACTCGCGCAGGGCGATGATGACCACGCTGTTCATGCTGCGCTCATCGCGCTTGGCTTCGGCTTCCACCTCGGCCCTCAGGCCGTCCGGCAGTCGGACAACGAACTTGTCCATGTCCCGGCTGGTGCTGGCCGGCAGTTCGGTTACAACGGTTGCTCGTTTCATAGTTTCTCCAGGGCGAGCAAGGGCCCGCCGGCATTTGTGGCTTTGCCAAAATCGGTTGGTTACTGCGGGGCTGCTTCGGCGCGTTCGGTCTGCCGCGTCAGATCAGTCCTCTCTGTTGCAGGTCGTTCAGTTCTGCTTCAGCAAACGCGGCCGCTGCCTTCAGGTCTGCCACGGTAAGCTCGTCGACCGACTTTCCCAGGCCCTGGATGTGCCGGGCGAAAGCGCGCTGTGCCGGCCCGTTGTAGCCATAGCAGAAGTCGGCTGCGGCGCGCAGTTCACCGTCGAGCTGTAGCGCCAGGATGTTGAGAGGATCGTTTCTGTCCCAGGCCATGATCACGCCACCCAGGCCACGTCATCGCGGCGAGCAGTCAGGCGAGTTTCGATCTTCCTTTCGCCGCCACGGCGGCTGCGCATCATGTGGTCATCGTTGAGCAGTGGCTGACCGGCGACGAGGAAGGCAAGGGCGATCACGGCGGGCGAGATAAGCCCGCGGCGCATGGCTTCAGCTACCAGGGCGGCACGTCGGGTTACCCCGAGTTTGGTGGTCGCCGCCAAGACGCGCTTACCCACCGTGCCCGGCTGCATGCCCAGGTCGCGGGCCAACTCCTTGCTGGTACGACCCGCAGCGATGCCCAGGACGCACTGAAGCTCACGCAAGGACAGGCCCTTGCCGAGGAAGCCGGTGAAGCCGTGTGCGGTGATGGTGGCGGTGGTGGTCATGAGCAGTACCCAATATTTAGCCTTGGTTTAATTTAGCTTCGGGCTAATCATTCGGTCAATAGCTTGTAGCTAAATTATTTTCGCTATTCGATAAAAACCCGCTCCAGGCGGGCTTGGGTTCACGCATTAGGCGAGGAAAGGCGGCGCTGTATCGAGTTCAGCGCCGGGGTAGGGCGGTCGTCAGCTCAGTGCGGAGCCGGGAGGGAAGGGCAGGAACGAAAAGGCCGCGCCGGGGAAGGTTCCGGCGCGGCCTGGTCGTTTCGGTGTTGTGCCTTCAAGGACGCCTGAATGTATCAAATGTGCGGATGATGTGAAAAGGCCGCACTGGAATCGAGGTGCGCCCCGTGCCGGACTGCTGCCTTGCCAGGGCGGCGGAGGGAATCTGTCAAAGGCTTCGGAGCCGTAAAGCCCCGCAGGTGCGAGGCTAAGTCAAAACATTGAAACCCCTGGGAGCCCAGTGGATGGGCGTTCGATTCGCACAGAATGCAGACCGGCTATTGGATAAAAATCACTAACAGCTGTCATTGCAAGTTCTTGCTTCCTCGCTTTATTCCTAGAGTCAAGAGTAATTAAAATATCTGACTTTACAACCATTGCAGATGTGACATGGATAGCGTCAGCAGGACTGATAATATATTTTTCTAGGCCGCGTGACTTTCCATTGGTGTAGCAATGCTTGCGCAGGATTGCTGCGCTCCTTGCAACTCCCTCATTCGCGTTAACGAGCTGGAAGTTGCTACGCTTGATCATGCTCTCAAAGCGATCTCTGACGGCGTCTGATATTTCTGCCGACAAGACCTCCATAATGCCGATTGTCGAAGTGACAAGCGTAATTTCAGCTCTGTCAAATGCGCCAGCTTGAGAAACCAGAGCGTCAAGTACTCCTGGTCCATGATTTTCAGACTTCAGAAGTGCTAAAAACGCCGATGAATCCCAGTACACGATCGACTGCTTACCAGCCACTACGCAGCTCCCTTACATAGTCTTCGGCGCTCTGATCACCTGTAGCATCAGGCGCGGATCCCTTCATTTCCGCGAGCGATGGCAGGTCGCAGTCTTTTGGATGGATCTTGATGTCCTTGACTTTTATTTCAAAAGGCCAGAAGTCGTCGTTATAATACTTAAGCTCGCCTTCAACGGTAGCATTATGCTCAACTGCTGCTGCCGCTTTTTCTAGAAGCTCTTGCGTAAATATGCACTTAATTTCGATACCGCCAATAGGCGGGACTATCTTGAAGTAGTATCTATTATTTATGGCGGAATATTGTTTTACTATGCCTTTTAGGCTTCCAGTCTCGCGCCTGGTATTTGGCATGGCATCTTCGAATGCTTGGGCGGTGTTCGCATCCAGATGTATAGTCTTAATGCCGATGCCATCAAGCCATATCCTTGTGAAGCGCTCACCGATACCGCTTGCAAGCTTCTTCAAGTGTGCAATTAGCTTGGCCTTTTCAGAAGTTACTATTTCTGTTCCAGACCTGACTCCGTCAATGAAGCGTGTTAGCTCATCAATGACGCTCTCTGCGTTTATGGCGCTATCTACTTCGCCAACCCCGCGCAGGCCTATCATGGCAGGGCTGTTATGGCTGAGTTCGCTCACAACAAAATCAAGCTTGCTTCGCTTACCGTGAGCTAGCAGGTGCTCGGTTTCGCTAAGCGCAGCCTTCAAGCATGCAAGCTTTTCGATGAACGAGCCAAGGCGGACGTCCCCGCTTAGGTCGTCAATTCCTTCCATGTGTAACCTGAGCACCTTTCCAGGGGCTGCTTGGTCAAGGCTGTTTCTGTCCATGTGCTGATTCTATCGCACCAAGCCCTTGGCTCCCATAGCTGGCTCATTCCCCCATGATCCGCCCATAGCTACAGATCCCCACCCCTCCAGATAACCCGGTTACCGCTTGAAAGCTCCACGCGAGCGCAGCGTCGACCACCAAAACACCCAGCCGATGATGCTAATGCCTTGGGACTGCATCTCCTTCGGCGAGTACTCCTCGTCGTCATGCTCGGCTCGGTTGAAGCTGCGCAGGCGCAGGCCACCGCCCGGCAACCGATACAGGTACTTCACCCGCAGCATGCCTTCGTGCTCCAGGGCGTAAATCTCACCGTCGATAACGTCCGTGGCTGATTGATCGATGCCGATGGTCGAGCGGTCCATGATCAGTGGCTCCATGCTGTTGCCCCTGATCTTTGCGCAGATCGCCTTTTTCGGATTGACGCCGGCCTCGCGGAGCGCGGGGAGCGAGAAACGGAGCTTGCGCCCAGGTATTTCCTGTACAGCTATCCGGCCGTCGCCCGCGGCCAGCTCCACCTGGTCGTAGTACGGTAGCTCCACCTCATCCTCGTCCAGAGGAGTCTCATTGTCCCAAACGGAGATAGGGCCGGCATACTCCGCTTCCTTGGTTGAGTCTATGAGAAGTAGTTGCTGAGCGCGCTTGTGAGCTAGGTCGAGCCATCCGCGCGGCAAGCCCTCTAGCTGTTCAATGCGGCGCGCAACGTCGTCACCTAGGTTTTTCCTCGTCTTATCTGAAAGAATCTGGCTGAGGTGGGCCGGGCTCATCTCCCAGCGTTCGGCACAAGCACTCTTACGCTGACCGCCAATGAGCTGAATGAGATTTTGCTTTCTGATCTGATAGATATCCATGGCATGCACGATGCCATCATTTAGCAAGTGGCTAAATGTACTCATAGCTAAATATCCTCTTGAGCAAATATTAGCCATGAGCTAAATTCTCCTGACGTAATGAGGAGAACCACTCATGTCTGATCATCTGCGCGGATGGCTTGCTGCCACGTCTGCAGAAGAGCGCGAGCGCGTAGCGAGAGAGGCTAAAACTTCTGTGGCGCACCTTTGGCAACTAGCCGGAGGTCACCGCAAAGCCTCCCCATCCCTCGCTGAACGGCTTCAAGACGCATCTGGCGGCCAAATCACTATTGCTGGTCTGCGGCCTGACTTAGTCGGCTTCGCCGAAAAAATCTTGCGCGCCTCAATCGATGCGGCCCCAACCCAGCAGCCCACAAGCTCCGCCGACCTTGAACCCATTCTGCCGTCCGATTCCCACATCCGGCAGTGCGCTGATACCGCTGTTCAGACATCCAGTGCCGAGGTGGCGCCGTGAACAACGTCATTCCGTTCCGCTACCGCGGCGAGCTTGTGAGCTTCAATAGCGCTGGCTGGATCAATGCCACTGAGGTGGCGAGGCGCTTCGGCAAAAGACCCATCAAGTGGTTGGAGCTGCCGAGCACGAAGAGCTACATGGCCGCCCTCGAAAGGCATCTCTGCAATGAAGTCCGAAAATCGGACTTCAAACTCGTTGAGACAGTACGCGGGCGCGGTGCCGCGACCTGGCTCCATCCGAAGCTCGCCGTCGCGTTTGCCCGCTGGCTCGATGATGACTTCGCTGTCTGGTGCGACCTCCAGATAGATGCGCTGCTGCGCGGCGAGGAGTCGGCGCTGGCGCAATTCAATCGGGTCTGCTTGGCCTATGACCAGGGCGCCGCGTTAGCCAGCGCTCACGGTACCGGCCTTTCCCTCTGGAAGCATGAAAAGCCTCGGCTGCTTGGCGCTGTCGAGCGCGTTCGGTCGCTTCTGCAAATGACCTTGGCCTTGGAGTAGCCGCATGAGCGACCTGATTCCATCCCCAGTTTTGCGGCCCGGCTGACTTTTCGCTGGGCAACAAAAACCCCACCTGGCCGGGTGGGGTTCAGTTGGTAGTCGTTGACGCGACTGCCTGGATATCAATTTGTCTTTCGAAGGACGGACTAACTATGCAACAGAAAACTCAACGCGCGCAAGTCCCCTGCGCCGTTACCACCGACCACCAGGTTTGCTTCGATCCTCTCAACGGGGATGAGTTCTTGTTCTCCATTGTTGCCGACCGGCCGGTTGACGCGGATCTGGCCGCCGCCGAGGACATCAGCGAGGCGGTTCACCTGATTCTTTTGAGAATGACCCGGGCGATGGACGATGCCGGCGAGCCGCTACTCTCTCAGGAACTCAATACTCTCGCCCTGCTGGGGGCCATGTCTGGCGCATTGCTCAGAGCTTGCCGGGCCGGTGTCGCGACCCAATCCGGAAATCCTGAAAGCGTGTCGCGACACGCAGGCGGTGCAGCATGAGCGCGGTCTGGAACAAGCCCCAGTCGTCTGCACTGAAGGCTCCGATATCTCAGCTTCCGCCGCGGAGATTCGCAGTGATTAACCCGACCACGACGGTCGAAGAGGCGTTGAGCGAGGCCATCGCGCTGACGCTAAGTGTTTCTAGCATTCTCGGAGCACTGACCACCTCCGACGAAGAGCACGCATGCTTGTATGCCCTGGAGATTGCTGCAGAGATGGCTGGCGATTTGGTTGACGCCGCGCTCGACTCCCTGCGTGAGGAGGGCCAGCAATGAACCTCGCAAACCTGATCAATAAGCAGTGTTCCCGCGACCCCTCTGAGGTGCTCACGGAAGAGCAGGCGATGTCTCTTTGGGGGGAGCGTGAAGTAGCCCGGCAGGCTGCTCAGAACATGGCGCTTGGTGTCGCCGCTGTCGGGAACCTGCTGGCGAACGTTGGCGCTGAAGGCGAAGTAGGCCAGGAAACCTCAGAGCGTCTCGGCTGGTTTCTGGAGGAGATTGGGGGGGCCATCTTCATGTTGGTTGAGCTCGAGCAGGTCTGCACGGAGCGCATCAACCGGCAGAAGGAGCGGAAGCAAGGGGAGGTTCCGGCATGAGCGCTGTAACCGCTGCAAAACGCTCTCGTCGAGCCAAGAAGCCACAGGGAATCTGTCTCCATCCGCGCGCCAAGGAAACTTGGCGGCGCTTGCCCTTCGTAGGCAAGGACCATGGTCGCTACTCAATGTGGGATGTTCCTCTGACCGGTAGCTTCCTCACCGGCCTCGAGGCAGGCAAGAGTATCGCGCACATCTATCTGAAGTATGTCCGGGACGTGGATGACTGGATGGCTAGCGAGGTGTTCAGGAGCATGGTCCGTGATCTGCTCGCCAAAGCGCCTTTGGATGAGCGAGAGGAAACTGTCAAACGCGGCCAGTTCACGGGATTCATGAGCGAGATATTCAACTGGCTCAAGGCGTCTGCCCAGTTTGCCGGAAGCAGTCTAGACCGGGTGGAAGACCAGGCCCTCGTAGATCGGGTGAACCATTACTTGGATGCAGGCGTAGCCGATGCCATAGATGCTGAGATTGAGAGGGCTTCGACATGACTGGCCTGACCTCAATTGGCGGCCAGGCCGCCACCATGACCAGCCTGGAACTGGTCGAATTCATCAACCAGCACCGCCGGCAGCAGGCAGAGGAGGCCGGGCAGTCGTTCCCCTCGGATGACTTCCCGGAGCTGCTGCACAAGAACTTCCTGGCAAAGGTGCCTGAGGTCCTGGGCGAAAGATCGGCTGATTTTTCAGCCGATCTCCCCGACAGCTATGGCCGGCCTCGCCGCGGCTATCGCTTCCCGAAGCGCGAAGCGTGCCTGATGGCTATGTCGTACAGCTACGACCTACAGGCTGCCGTCTTCGATCACATGACGGCGCTCGAGGAGAGATTGAAAGCCCTTCCGGACGTGTCGAGCCATGAGGGCGCCTTGCTGGCGCTCCAAGGGGCAGTCGAACGTCAACTGGTGCTGATCGGCGAGAACAAGCAACTCGCCGCCGAACGTGACCATGCCGTCAAGACCAAGGCGCAAATCGGCAGCCGCCGCGAAGCGCAGGCCATGGCCGCTGCATCCGTCGCCATCCGCCAGGTCAAGCGCCTGAACGACGAGTTGGGACACGGCACCCGCTACGCCACGGTCACCGCCGTCGAGAACGCCACCGGCACCAAGTACCCGTTCAACGCCTATGTCCACCTGCGCAAGTGGTGCAAGGCCAATGGCGTTCAGCCCGAGATCGTCCCCGACCGCCGTTTTGGCGAAGTCAAGGCGTGGCCTGCGGGAGCTTGGGCAGCCGTTTATCAAATCGATCTGGCGACCTTGTTCGGCGCCTCTGGAGCAAAAGCATGATCAAGTTGCCCGACGAGCAGCAGCAACTCATCCAGATCGCCGAGGCGGCGGTTGAGTATCAACTGGCAGAGACCAAGCGGAACGCGCTGCGCCGCGAGCTGAATACGTTGTACACCACGTACTTCGCTGCCTATGGCCGTCCGTATGCCGACCACCGCCGAATCGATCCCTACGACGAGAGGTTCGAGCCAGTGCTGGAGTTCACCGGCCCCGCCTACAGGCGCTGGAAGGATCAGCGCGATCTGACCACCCGCCTCAAGCGCAAGCTGCGGACGCTGGTGCAGCGCCTGGAGCGTGCGCAATGACCACACAACCGAAACCAGGCCGGATCACCGCCAGCCCCAACGGCCGCCCGGTGATCGCCGGGCCCTGGCCGTCCTACCGTCAATTCCGCGACCTGCCCGAGCGTGAGCGTTGGGTGCTCTACGGCCACGCCAAGGCATGCCGCGGTGCGCTTGAAGATCAAGGGTTCCTCATGGCCGAGGGATACCACGACTTCGTGAAGCGCGTCACCGAGGAACTGGACATATGAAGCTCAGAGCAACGCTGAAAACTGAAGTGGGCCTCGAGGGAGATGGGGTCTTCATTGTTCAAGAGGACAGTCATGGCGAGCAGCAATACGTCGAATTGTCCGCCGGCCAGGCAATGCTCGTAGGAGCGGAGCTCCTGCGCCTTGCTCGTGAGCTTGAAGGGAGCAGCGATGTCGTTTCCTGATCCGATGACTCCGGCCGACTGTGACCTGCGGGATTTCCAGTTCATGCCGCTCGACATTGCCCGCCTCTTCGGTTCGGAGTTTCACGCGCGGGCCTCGGATGGAGAGTGGAGGGCAGGGCTTACCTTGTGGCTCAAGTCTTACCACCAGGTGCCGGCGGGCAGTTTGCCTGATGATGATGTTGCCCTGGCCCGCCTGGCTGAATACGGGCGCGACCTGAAGTCCTGGCGAGCGGTGAAGGATGGTGCGCTACATGGATGGGTCAAGTGCTCTGATGGCCGGCTCTACCATCCCGTGGTCGCGGAGAAGGCGCTGGAGGGCTGGCTGCAGAAGTTGCATGCCAGGCTGCGCGGCGGCAAGGGGAATGCCAAGCGGTGGAAACTGCCGTTCGACGCCAAGGTGCTGGAGGACAAGATAAGCGAGGCGGCCCGTCTGCTGCGCGAGCTTAACCCGTCTTCCACCATCGATCATTCTCCGATCCCTGATGCACAGAAAGAGGAATGCACGGCGAGTCCTTCAAGCATCCCCGAAGTATCGAGCGAGCAATCCACTGAGGATCGCAAGGGACAGGGACAGGGACAGGGACAGAGAAAAGATCAAGAGCTGGCGCCGCAGGAGCAGCGCCCAACACCAGAGTCCGAGCAGCCCCCTCCAGCCGTCAGGCCTAAGCGAGGCTCCCGCTTGCCGGAGGACTGGACCCTGCCGGATGACTGGTTGGCTTGGGCGTTGGCCGAGCGTCCTGAGTTCGGTGAGGCCGGTCTGCGCAAGGTCGGTGAGAGCTTCGGTGATCACTGGCGATCCGCAACCGGGAAGAACGCGACGAAGCTCGACTGGTTCGCGGCCTGGCGCAACTGGGTGCGAAACCAGCGGCCTCCGTTCGGCGCGCAGCGCGCTGGACCTCCTCCTGCTTCGCCTCATCTGGGCCTCGACCAGACCAACCACGAAGAGGGCCTGGAGCGCCAGGCCGACGGCACCTACCGAATTGCGAGACCATGACCATGACCAAAAACCAAGTGAAAACCAGGGACGAGACCTGCCCCGTTCACGGCGGCTTCGAGAGCAAGCAGCAGGAGCAGTTCGACGGCGGGTTCGTCTGGACTGGATGCGGGCGCTGCGAGTTCGAAGCTCGCCAATCATCCGACCCGGAGGTTCGCTCCAAGGCTCAGGCTGCGCGTGATGCCCGGATGGTCAACGCCGCGTTGCTGGAGAGCCAGATACCGCCGCGCTTCCGACTGGCGACCCTGGATAACTACCGCACCGACTTCGCACCGGACCAGCAGTCGCCAGTCCTGGCTCGCTGCAAGGCTTACGCAGATGACTTCGCCTCGAACTGGAAGGTTGGTCGCTCGCTGATGCTGCTGGGCACCATGGGAACCGGGAAGACACACCTTGCCTGCGCGATCATCCAGCAGGTGCTTCGCACCGAAGGTCTGGCTGGCGCGACGGCGCGCTACATCACCGCACCCGACCTGATCCTGGGCGTGAAGGACACGTTTGGGCGGAAGGGTAAGAGCGAGTCCGAGGTCTACGAGAGCCTGCACGCTCCGGACCTGTTGGTGATCGACGAGGTAGGTGCCCAGCACGGCACCGACTTCGAGCGCCAGGTGCTGTTCCAGGTTGTCAATGGTCGCTACGAGCGCCTGCTTCCGACCATCCTGATCAGCAACCTGAGCCTGGTAGATATCCGGCGATTCATCGGGGATCGCGTGATTGATCGGCTCTGCGACGCCAACGGCGAGGTGGTGCTGCTGCGCTGGAAATCCGTGCGAGGTTCGGTATGACCGGGTACCTCGAGATGCACGATATCCCGGTGATGGGCTACGAGGTACCAGAGTCGAAGCTCTACAGCCACGAAGCCGAGTATGCGGTGATCGGCGCGATGATCCAGAAGGGCGATCTGATCGAGGACATGGGCGCCAAGCTGGAGGTTTCGGACTTCCATCACCCAGCTTGCGCGGAACTGTTCGAGCTGCTGCTGGCTTGCCAGGCGAAAGGTATCGCGGTCGACATCGTGACCCTCTATGAGGCGCGGGCTCAACTGGCGGACGGGCAGAGCACCCTGCAGGTCGCCGCCCACCTGGTGAAGAACACCCCAAGCACCGCGAACGCCGATGAGTACGCCCGGATCATCAAGCAGCGGTCGGTGGCGCGCCGGGTGATCGCCGCGGCCGAGGTCATGAGCCAGCGTCTGCAGGATGGCGAACCGTTGGACGAGGTTCTGAGCCAGGGCCAGCAGGCATGGGTTGCCCTCGAGGCCGAGGGGCTCGACTCCCGGCGCCGGTACCGCTTCATCGGTGAGGTGCTGCCCGAAGCCATTGACGGCATCGACAGGCGATTCAACCGTGAGGTGAAACTGGGGTATGACACCGGCCTGCCCTCGTTGGACGCCTTCATTCCGGGTATCTGTCCCGGCCATATGGTGGTTGTGGCCGGCGAGCCGGGCAGCGGCAAGACCACGCTTGGCCTTGGGTTCGCCGAGCGGGTGGCGCTGGCGTGCAACGAGCCGGCGCTGGTGTTCAGCCTGGAGATGACCGATGTCGAGTTGGCCAACCGCGTGCTGTCATCGGTGGGCAGCGTTCCGCTCAAGCACATTGCCGAAGGCCACTCCATGGCCGATTCCGATTGGCCGGGCCTGACTGGTGCGGTGAACAAACTCAACGATGCCCCGCTGATCCTCTGCGACGACGCCTCGCTGACACTCCGGGACATCCGCCAGATCTGCCGGACGGTGAAGCGCGAGCACGGCCTGGGGATGGTTGCCGTCGACTACATCGGTCTGATCAAGGGCGAGCAGCGTAACGCGAGCCGCTACGACGTGGTGACCGAGATCAGCAAGGGCCTGAAGCGCCTGGCCAAGGAGCTCGGCGTACCCGTGGTGGTGCTGGCGCAGCTCAACCGTGGGCCGAAGGCGCGGGGCAACAAGCGCCCGACCAAGAGCGACCTGCGCGATTCCGGGCAGATCGAGGCCGATGCCGATGTGGTTGTGCTGGTCCACCGGGATCAGGAAAGCGACGCCGGCAAGGCCGGCATTACCGAGCTGATCGTCGACAAGAACCGGCACGGGCAGGTTGGCGTGGCGCACGTTCAGCACCAGGGTCAGTTCCATCGGTTCGTGGAGATTATCGGCGGCTATCAGCCCAGCGACGAAGAAGTCGAAATGTCCAGACCCTACAAGGGCCGTCAGTACGGCAAGGGGAAAGCAGCGTGAATACCGAGCACAAATTCCCGATCACCCTCCCGAACACGTTGGAGGCGTGCGAAGAGTTGATGGAGCGCTTGAGCGCTTCCTGCATCAGTTGTCGCAGCCAGATTGAGGCGGCCAAGGCCGAGCAGAAGGCGACGGGACGCTACGTTGACGAAATCTGGTTCAGCCGGGCCAGCACCGCGCTCCGCTGGATGAACCGAGACAAGGTCCGTCTCCAGAACCATATCGCGAAGCTGCGCAAGGACAGTCGTAGGGCTCACAACGACCTGGCCAATCGGTTGCTGATCGAAGCCTTGCGTGAGCACGTGGGGGTAGAGGTGTTTCAAGCCTGTGCAGAGAAGGCCAGGCAGCAGATGGAGGGTATGCAGTGACACTGGTTCAGCGCTTCGAGCGCAACACCGTTGGGCGTGACTTCTGCGTTGGCGACGTGCATGGCTGCTTCGATCTGCTGGACGCGTTGCTGGCGCAGGCCGGCTTCGACAAGGCGGTTGATCGGCTGTTCAGCGTTGGTGACCTGGTGGACCGCGGGCCGGGGTCGGACCTGGTCCAAGAATGGCTAAGCCAGCCCTGGTTCCACGCGGTCAGGGGGAATCATGAGCAGATGATCGTCGATACTTACAAGCATGGCGGCGACGACTGGCTCCATGTCGCCAATGGGGGCGCGTGGCTGCTTGGCTTGCCGGAGACAGAGCAGCGGGGCTACGCCGAGTTGTTCGACGACTTGCCGCTGGCCATCGAGGTGGAGACCGCCGCTGGCGCCGTCGGGATCGTTCATGCCGAGTGCCAGGCGAAGAGTTGGCAGGCGTTTTGCGCCGGCGTGGAGGCCGGAGAGAAAGCGCACGTCACCGCCGCTCTGTGGGCAAGGTCCAGGGCGGCGAACGAGGACTCCACTCCTGTCGAGGACGTTGCCGCAGTTCTGGTTGGGCACACGCCGCACAGCAGTCTCACCAGACTGGGGAACGTGTTCTATCTGAACACCGGCGCATGTTTCGGTGGCTCGCTGACCATGCTTTGCCTGAACGACTGGAGCGTCAGCTCTGCGCGAGGTACCCGATGAGTAACGTACAACCTATGGCACCCCGCAAGGTCATGACCAGGCTGGAGCGGGAGTTTCTCAAGGTGGCCGGCCAGGAGCTGGCGCAGGTCAAGGTGGGTGGTGCTGCGGCACTGTCCGCCCTCTTGCAGATGGTCGCCAACTGGCACGGCGACCGCGGCACGCTGGGCTTCCACGATTACGGTCGGCTCTGGCTGCAGGACGGCAACGCAAAGGGCGCAGCGGTGGAAACGCTGCTGCGTGATCTGTTCGGCCTGAACGGCACGCCGAAGGGGGCTGCATGACTGGGGTCTACCGCGACGTGATGCCGGCGATCGTTCGCGTCCTGGCGGCTGATGCCATCGACAATACGGCGAAGCAGAGTTGGCAGAGGCTTATCGAGCGAAAGGTCGACAGCGGGTTTCGGGCGCTGCTTTCTGCCCAAGATCAGTTCGAGTTCGATTGCATCCTGCACGCCTTGTTGCACCGGGAGCTTTCGCCGACCGAGTGGGACGTGCTGCATGCTCGCTACTCGACGCACTTTGATCGGCGCGGCCAGGCAATCGAGCGACTGGTAGGCAGGGTGCATTCACCTGCCCCTTCTCGGTTTCTGGAGCGTGCTGTAGCGACCTGGGCCATCCCGATGATGAAGGGCAAGGACGGAAAGCGGTCAACCGCTATCCTGATGCTCCCGAAGGAGTGGTACGACATGAACAACTGGGATGAAGATGCTCGTCCGGACTCAACTCGAAACCGCTGGCGCCGGGACATTCGAAAACAGCTTGACCGTTTCGAGGAGGGGGCGCTGGTACATGTAACTGAGATACTTGATCGTGAAAAGCTGGTTGAAGTAGCGTGACCAGGTCGCTGGGAGCGGAGTGTGCTCTCTGCTCCTGGCCTCTTGCAGATACGCCAATCTTTCGGCGTGAGTATCAGAACACCAAAGTAAGGACCGCAATATGCAAAATTTCTTTCGTATGACCTTTGGGGGGCTGTCGGCGAAATACTACTTCAGACAGTTGTTCTTTGGATCGCTATTTCTAGTGGCTATGGTCTTTTTAAGTATCTCTAGCCAGAAAGGGATAAAGGTTGATCTTTTGGTGCTCTCGCTGGTTTGTACATGGCTCTACCCCTACTCTCGGTTTGTCTATGAGAGTTTCATGGGGTTTCTGCTCGGTGATAATGTCTTCTATGTGCCCGCTATCTTTCTACTGTTCGCTAAGCTAATGACGATGGCAATATGCTGGTCTTTTGCTGTTTTCATAGCGCCAGTCGGGCTCCTATATCTCTATTTCCATCATCGGCGTGCCGCGAACTCGCAAGACGAAGCTTGACGTCTGTGATCGACTGAGCGTAACGTACCCACATCTGTTGATCCGTGCGCGCTAAGCCAGATCGACACCGAAACCCGGTCCTGCTGCCGGGTTTTTTATTGCGCAGATTGGTTTGGCGCGGCATCATCAGGCCCCCGTCTGACTCGATGTTTTCCGTCCTTGGCTTTCAGCGAGATGGACGGGAGGCCCGGAAGATCCCCTCTCCCGGGCCTTTTAGTTTCCGAAGGTCGAAACTCGGTAGACGGCAGTCTCACCTGCCACATCGGGCTGTAAGCAAAGTGACGGGTTACCGACCCACAAGGCCTTCACCCTTTGCGATAACCGATCAATGCAGGTGGAGCGCAGGATGCGCACAGGGGTAGTGGCTCCTATCCACCTGCGCCTATTTCAGAGCCCAGCCCCGTGCTGGGCTTTTTCGTTTTCGCCGCAAGGCAATCCAACACGCAGCTAGGCCCGTACAGCCGAAAGGCGGATGCCCGTTCATCCGTCCGCCCCGCTGCGCTCCTTTCTTCCAGGTGAACGGAGTGGATCAGATGAATGAGATTGATCTTGACGAGGCCAGCCTCCGTGACTTGGTGATGGTCAATGGTGGCCAGGTCGTAACGACTTCGCTCAAGGTGGCCGAGCGTTTCGGAAAGCGCCATGACTCAGTGCTTCGTGCTATCCGTAGCATGGCTTGTTCAAAGGCATTCCGTCTCCGCAATTTTGTGGAGACGGTCGTGTGGCGAGATAACCCTAGCGGTGGGGAGAAGATCAAGAGCGCCTGTTTCGAGATGACCAAGGATGGGTTCATGTTCCTTGTGATGGGTTTCACGGGTAAAGCTGCCGCTGCCTGGAAAGAAGCTTTCATCCACGCCTTCAACTGGATGGCCGAGCAGTTGTTCAAGCGCTCAATGGACTTCAACACGTTGCGCAACGAACTGATGGCGGAGTACCGACAGGAGAAAGGGATTGCCAGCCTGGCCGGTAAGACCTTGCGCCGATGGCAGGTCAAGGGACCCGTCATCGAGCAGAAAATCATCGAGGTCGAGCGCGAAGGGCAGTTGCAACTGTTTCACGCCTGATCCCTCCGGAACCTACCCCGACGAACGAAAGCCCGCCATTGAGCGGGCTTCGTCGTTATAGAACCCCTGCGAGGGGCAGAGACTATGAAAATGCCAGAACGCCCTGAGACCTGGGCTGCGCTGCTTGCGTGGCTGTCTGCGCACTATCCGCAGCTGTACGCCGCCGGCCTATCATTTGTGGTCGCGCTGACCCGGGTGATCTACGGCGGTGGAACGCGGCGCCAGGCGCTGCTCGAGGCAACGCTCTGCACTCTGATCACCTTGGGCCTAATCCCCGTCCTTGAGTGGTTTGGCCTTCCGCAGAACATGGCTACTGCTGCCGGGGTGTTCACCGGTTTCCTGGGTGTGAAGAAGATCGCCGAGTTCGCCGATCGGATCGCCGACTGGAAGTTTCCGCGCCGGGGGTCTGGCGAATGAAGATCACTGCCGATCAACTCGACCGCGCTACCGGCTGCGGTGCTGCTACTGCAACGACATGGCTGGAGCACCTCAACGGTGCCATGGCTCGGTTCGAGATCAACACGCCCGAGCGTGTGGCGATGTTCCTTGCTCAGGTCGGACACGAAAGCCAGAGCCTCAAGCGCCTGGTGGAGAATCTGAACTACTCCGCCGAAGGCCTGCTCAAGACCTGGCCGACGCGTTTTACGCCGGTTGAGGCGAAGCAGTACGCCCGACAGCCTGAGCGCATTGCCAACCGCGTCTACGCAAACCGGATGGGCAACGGGTCGCCAGACTCGGGCGATGGGTATCGATACCGTGGCCGCGGCCTGATCATGATTACGGGCCACGACAACTACGCCGAAGCCGCCCGCGCCCTGGCGCTGCCACTGGTAGCGCAACCGGAACTGCTGGAGCAACGGACCTGGGCAGCTATCGCCTCGGGGTGGTGGTGGAAGTCGCGGGGTTTAAACGACCTGGCTGATCAAGGCCGATTCGAGCGAATCACGCTGAAGATCAACGGCGGCTGCAACGGCGCAGACGACCGAGCCGCTCGCCTTGAATGGGCGCGCGCAGCGCTGGCGGGTGCGTGATGAGGTGGTCTCCGTGGTTGGTGGTGGCGTTGGTGGCTGCTCTGGTGTTCTGGCGCCTCGATCACGTTACTGCTCAGCGTGATGACCTGCAGGCCGCCGTCGAGCAATCCGCTGAGACGATCACCGCCATGGCCCAGCAGGCCCAGCGCGACACCCAGGCGCAGGTCCAGACCGATGCCCTGGCCCGAACCTACCAAGCAGCACTACAGGCCTCCCATGAAGAAAACCAATTGCGCCGCGATGCTATCGGCACTGGTGCTCGCGTCGTGTACGTCAAAGCCCGCTGCCCCGCAGGCGGAGTGCACCAGGCTCCCGGAGCCACCGGCAGCGCTGATGCAGGAAGATCCCTCCTTGCTGCCGCTGATGGACAGGTTGTTTCTGATCTCCGAGCCGGAGTCGAGCGACGCGAACTGATGATCACGGCGCTGCGTAAGCACATCGCCGGCCTGCCGAGGTATTGCCGAAGATGATCAGCATCAAGCCGGAAGGGTTCCAGCAGCAGCTCGCCGACCTGACTGAGCTTGAGCAGCGGCAGATTCCTTACGCGACAGCCACTGCGCTTACGCGGACCGCGCAAGGCCTGATGGATCGATTGCGCGATGAGATGCGTGTCGTGTTCGACCGCCCGACCCCGTACACCCTGAACAGCCTGCGCATGGTGCCAGCCAGGAAAGACCGGCTCGAAGCGCGGGTTTGGTTCAAGGACGAAGCGGACGGTGCGCAGCCTGCATCGGTGTGGATTGCCCCTGAGGTCTACGGTGGGCCGCGTCGGAACAAGCCGGCCGAGCTTCAGCTCAGGGCCAAGGGGATACTGCCCGAAGGTAAGTACGTGGTGCCTGGCGCCGGTGCTGATCTTGATCGCTACGGGAACATCAGGCGGGGTCAAGTGACCAGAGCGCTGAGCGGCATCCGCGGATTCACTCAGGCCGGGTACAACGCGAACGCGACCGATAGCAGGCGGAGCAGGGCGAAGGGTAATGATCGCCGCTACTTCGTCATGACCCGCAAGGGCCAGCCCATTGGCATTGCTGAGCGCACAGGCCGAGGCCGGGATGCCGTCTCGATCATCATGGCCTTCGTGTCTCGCCCTTCGTATCGCAGCCGGCTGAGCTTCTTCGAGATCGCGCAGCAGTATGCCGACGAGAACCTGCCGCGTGAGTTCGAGGTGGCGATGCGCGGCGTGGCTGCTCGGTTCGCCGCGAGGCGCTGATGGGTGCACCAAAGTGGTGCGTCGCGGGTCCTCCCGGGGGTGCCCCCGTCAGAGGGTAATTCGAGCCCCGCGCGCCAAATATGTATGACCATTTTTCGGAGGTTGGTTGTTGTTTAGTCATGAGCAAAAACGAAACAACCAAACAGCGCGGATGGTTGAACAAGTCCGAGATGGCCGCGAGCCTCGGGATTTCTCCGCAAGCCTTTGATAAATGGGGCGTTCAACCAATCGAGCGAATAGGTCGAGAGGCCTTCTACACGGTGGCGGATGTGGTCGAAAACCGCATCCAGCACGCCGCTCGGAAACAACAACCTGAGGGGGAGCTACCGGAAGGTCTCGATCCCTACGCTGAAGCCAAGCTGACACAGGAGCGACTCCGGCTCACCAAGGCCCAGGCCTACGCCCAAGAGCAGAAGAACCAGGTCCAGGACAAGCTCCTGGTCCCGGTCCCGTTCGCCACTTTCGCCTTGGCGAAGATCGCCGCCAAGATTGGCTCGGCGCTGGAGACCGTCTGCAAAACGGTCAGTCGCCGCCACCCGGATGCTGATCCATTGGTGATGGAGTCCTTCGAGCGGGAGATCGCCTTGGCGCGAAACCTTTCCGCTGAGTTCAGCGACGACATCCCGGGAATCCTTGATGAGTACCTTGCAACCCTGGATCAGTGATCTGCGCACTGCGGTCAAGCTGGGTTTGCAGGGAATGTTCAAAGAGCCGCCGATGACGGCGGTGGAGTGGGCCGACAAGCATTTCTACATGTCGGCCGAGTCCTCTTACAACGAGGGCCGCTGGAAGACCGCACCCTTCCAGATCGCGATCCTGAACGCGATGGGCAACGACCTGATTCGAGTGGTCAACTTCGTGAAGTCGGCCCGGATCGGTTATACGAAGCTGTTGCTGGCCAACATCGGCTACAAGATCCAGCACAAGCGCCGCAACGTGATGATGTGGAGTCCGACCGACCCGGACGCCGAGGACATCAGCAAGAGCCACGTCAATGGCCTGATCCGCGACGTGCCGGTCATGCTGGAACTGGCGCCCTGGTTCGGTCGGAAGCACAGCGACAACACCTTGGACAACAAGGTGTTCGCGAACCGCCGCAACCTCTGGATCCGCGGTGGCAAGGCCTCCCGGAACTACCGGGAGAAGTCGCCCGATGAGGTGATCTACGACGAACTGTCGAAGTTCGACGCCGACGTCGAGGGCGAAGGCTCGCCGACATTCCTAGGTGACAAGCGCCTGGACGGTGCGGTCTACCCGAAGTCTATCCGGGGGTCTACGCCTGGGGTCGCTGGCAGTTGCCAGATCACTAAGGCGGCGGAAGAGTCTCCGCACCGGCTGCGCCTGCATATTGCTTGCCCTCACTGTCAGCGGGAGCAGCACCTGAAGTTTGGCGGAAAGGATTGTGAGTTCGGCCTGAAGTGGGAAAAGAACGAGCTGGGTGAGGCCGAGCGCGCCTGGTACGTCTGCGAGCACTGTGCAGCCTGTTTTGAACACCGCGACATGGTGGTGGCCCAGGCTAAAGGCCGCTGGATCTGCGACGAGACCGGCATCTGGACGCGCGACAGCATCGACTGGTTCGGCCCAGACAACGAGCCGATCCGCACGCCGCGCTCGGTCAGCTTCTACTGCTGGGCGATCTACAGCACCTGGACGACCTGGGTGTCGTTGGTTGACGAGTGGCTCAAGGTCAAGGGCGACCGCGAGAAGCTGATCACCTTCATCAACACCACGCGCGGCGAGGTGTGGGAAGAGGAGCAGGGCGACCGCGTGGAGTGGCAGACGCTTTACGCTCGCCGCGAGAACTACCCGAAGGTGCCGCCGCAAGCGCTTGTCCTGATGGGTGGAATCGACACCCAGGACGACCGCTACGAGGGCCGCGTTTGGGCTTTCGGTCTTGGCGAGGAGGCATGGCTTGTTCACCGTTTCATTCTGACCGGCGATCCGGCCAGTGAGGAGTTGCGGCGTAAGGTCGGCTTGGAAATTCACCGGCAGTTCACTCGGGCTGACGGCGTTCAAATGCGTGTCGAGCGTTGGTGCTGGGATGCCGGCGGCCACTATGCCGATGAGGTAGAGGCCGAGAGCATCAAGCATGGTGTGCACTGGGTGGTTCCGACTTTCGGGGCCAGCACATACGGCAAGCCAATCGCCAACTTCCCGAAGCGCCGCAAGCGCAAGGTCTACAAGACCGAGCTGGGCACCGATAACGCGAAGGAGCTGATCTACAGCCGCCTGCGCATTGATGTGCCCATTCCGTGGCAACCGACGCCCGGCTGTGTGCACTTTCCGATCGACAGCGATATCTGCGACGAAGACGAACTGAAGCAGATCACCGCCGAGAAGAAGAAACCGGTGATGGCGAAGGGTGTTCGCGTCCTGCGATGGGACTCCGGCGGGCGCCGCAATGAGGCGCTGGATTGCTTCGTGTACGCCCTTGCCGCGCTGCGCATCAGCCAGCAGCGTTTCGGCCTCGACCTCGACCAACTTGAGCGCGCGCGCGTTGATCCCGTGCCGGAGCAGGTCGCCCAACAGCAACCCTCGAACGAAAACCATGCCAGCACCTCTCGGGGCTGGCTCAACACTGGAAGCGGACCATGGCTCTGACAGCGCAGCAGATGCTCGACAAATACCTGGAGGCCGAGGCCGCCGTGCTCGAAGGGCGGACGGTGATCTTCAACGGACGCACCCACACCATGGAGGATATCGAGAAGATCCGCGCCGGACGCCGGGAGTGGGAGCGCCGCGCGGCGGCAGATCGGGACCGCGCCGCCGGTCGCCGTCCAGGCCCGGCGCTGGCGGAGTTCTGCTGATGAACCTGATCGATCGTCTACTGAAACCCTGGGCCCCCGACCTGGTGGCTCGGCGCCTGGCCGCCCGCGAGGCAATCCAGGCGTATGAGGCTGCCAGGCCAGGGCGAACCCACAAGGCCAAGCGTCAACCGCTGGGCGCCGACACCTCGCTACAGAAGTCTGCGGTCTCCATGCGAGAGCAGTGCCGGAAACTGGACGAAGATCACGATCTGGTTACCGGCTTGCTCGATCGCCTCGAGGAGAGGGTGGTGGGCGGTAGTGGCATCGGCGTGGAACCGCTGCCGCTGCGCCTGGATGGCTCGGTGCATGCCGAGTTGGCCATGGAAATCCGCAGTGCGTGGGCCGAGTGGTCACTCTCGCCGGAGACCTCTGGTGAGCTGACGCGGCCCCAGGTAGAGCGGCTGATGTGCCGCACTTGGTTGCGCGATGGCGAAGGCTTGGCGCAGAAGTTGATGGGACGAGTCCCGAACTACACGTTTGCCACGTCGGTGCCTTTTGCCCTGGAGCTGCTGGAGCCCGACTACTTGCCCTTCAGCTACAACAACCTGTCGAAAGGCATTGTCCAGGGTATCGAGCGTGACACCTGGCGCCGGAAAAGGGCCTATCACCTGCTCAAGGATCACCCCGGCAACCTGCAGACGCTGGGCGGCAGCCTGGCGGTGAAGCGCGTCGAAGCGGAACGGATCATCCACATCGCCTACCGCAAGCGGATCGGCCAGAACCGAGGCGTGCCGATGTTGCACGCAGTGCTGATCCGCCTTGCCGACTTGAAGGACTACGAGGAGAGCGAGCGGGTGGCGGCGCGCATCAGTGCTGCCCTGGCGATGTATATCAAGAAGGGCAACCCCGACAGCTACACGGTGGAGCCCGGGAAGGACCGGAAGAACCGAACGATCCCCATCGCCCCCGGCATGGTCTTCGACGACCTCGAGCCAGGTGAAGACGTCGGGATGATCGAGAGCAACCGGCCGAACCCCTTCCTTGAAGGTTTCCGCAACGGCCAACTGCGGATGATCGGCGCTGGCACTCGCAGCACCTACTCCTCGGTGTCCAGGGCCTACGACGGCACCTACTCGGCACAGCGCCAGGAACTGGTCGAGGGCTGGCTGGGCTACGACCTGTTGCAGCACGAGTTCATCGACTACTGGTGCCGGCCTGTCTATCGGTCCTGGCTGCAGATGTACCTGTTGGCTCGGAAGGAGCGCCTGCCCGCCGACGTTGATCACCGCACTCTCTACGCGGCGGTCTACCAGGGGCCGGTCATGCCATGGATTAACCCGATGCATGAGGCCAACGCATGGGAGTTGCTGGTCAAGGCCGGCTTCGCCGATGAGGCGGAAGTTGCCCGCGCTCGTGGTCGAGATCCGCGCGAGCTGAAGAAGTCGCGTGAGACGGAGATCAAGGCGAACCGGGCAGCCGGCCTGGTCTTCAGTTCGGATGCCTACCACCAACTGGTCAAGTCCGGGATGGACCCGGTTGAGGCGGTGCAGAAGGTGTACCTGGGCGTCGGGAAGATGCTTACCGCCGACGAGGCTCGCGAGCTCGTCAACAGATACGGCGCCGGCCTACCCGTGCCTGGGCCGGGTTTCCCCAACGAGAGCAACAATGGAGGCGCCGATGGGCAGCCATCAAACCCTGATCCATAAAAGCCTGATGCTGCCGATGGCGGCGGCGTTGACTGAGGCCAACGCCCCGCATGAGTCCTGGTACAGCATCAAGGCTGCCGGTCGCGGCGTCGCCGAGGTGCTGTTGTACGACGAGATCGGCGTCTGGGGCATCACCGCGCTGCAGTTCGCCCGAGACCTCAAGGCAATGGGCGACCTGAACAAGATCAACCTGCACATCCACTCCCCGGGCGGCGACGTCTTCGAGGGGACGGCGATCTATAACCTGCTGCGCAACCACCCGGCCAGCGTCGACGTGTACATCGATGGCTTGGCGGCCTCGATGGCCTCGGTCATCGCCATGGCCGGCGACACCATCTACATGCCCGAGAACGCCATGATGATGGTGCATAAGCCCTGGGGCATCCAGGGCGGCGATGCGGACGACATGCGCCGCTATGCCGAACTGCTCGACAAGGTCGAGGACACCCTGGTCATGGCCTACGCCAACAAGACCGGGAAGTCCGCCGACGACATCAAGGCGCTCCTCAAGGAGGAGACCTGGATGAATGGCCGAGAGGCCGTCGCTGCCGGTTTCGCCGACCAGCTCACTGAGCCGCTGCAAGCGGCCGCTCACCTTTCCTCCAAACGCATGCAGGAGTTCGCCCACATGCCCGAAGCTCTGAAAACTCTACTGGCCCCGCGCGCCCAGACCCCCGCCGCGCCGACCAACACTCCCGCGCCGACTCCGGCACCGGCCGTGCCGGCGGCTCCCGTGGCCGCCGCCCCAACCGAGGCCGATATTCGCGCCCGCATCCTCGCCGAGGAATCTGGTCGCCGCAGCGCAATCACTGCTGCCTTCGGCGCGTTTGCCAGCGGGCACGCCGAACTGCTCGCCACCTGCCTGAACGACATGACCATCACCGTCGACCAGGCACGCGAGAAGCTGCTGGCTGCCATTGGCGCCGATACCAAGCCGGCCGCCACCCCTGGCGCTGGCGCCCACATCCATGCCGGCAACGGCAACCTGGTGGGCGACTCGGTGCGCGCGAGCGTGCTGGCCCGCATCGGTCGCGGCGAGCGCCAGGCCGATAACGCCTACAACGGCATGACGCTCCGCGAACTGGCCCGTGCCTCGCTGGTCGATCGCGGGATCGGCGTGGCCTCGCTCAACGCCCCGCAAATGGTCGGCTTGGCCTTCACCCACACTTCCAGCGACTTCGGCCTGATCCTTCTGGACGTCGCCAACAAGTCGGTGCTGGCGGGCTGGGAAGAGGCCGAAGAAACCTTCCCGCTGTGGACCAAGCCCGGCATTCTCACTGACTTCAAGCCGGCGCGCCGCGTCGGTCTGGGCGAGTTTTCCTCGCTGCGTCAGGTGCGTGAGGGCGCCGAGTACAAGTACGTCACCCTTGGCGAGCGCGGCGAGCAGATCATCCTGGCTACCTACGGAGAGCTGTTCAGCATCACCCGTCAGGCGATCATCAACGACGACCTGCAGATGCTCTCGGATATCCCGTTCAAGCTGGGCCAGGCGGCCAAGGCCACCATCGGCGACCTGGTCTATGCGGTTCTGACCGGTAACCCGGCGATGAGCGATGGCAAGGCCCTGTTCCATGCCGACCACAGCAACCTGCTCACTGGCGCGGCTTCGGCGCTTTCCATCGACAGCCTGAGCAAGGCCAAGACCCAGATGGCCACCCAGAAAGCCCAGGTAGAGAAGGGCAAAGGGCGCACCCTCAACATCCGTCCGGGCTTCGTTCTGACTCCGGTGGCACTCGAGGACAAGGCCAACCAGATCATCAACTCCGAGTCCGTGCCGGGCGCCGACGTCAATAGCGGCATCGTTAACCCGATTCGCGCATTCGCACAGGTGATCGGCGAGCCGCGCCTGGACGATGCCTCGGCGACCGCCTGGTACATGGCTGCCAAGAAAGGCTCTGACACCATCGAAGTGGCCTACCTGGACGGCGTCGATACCCCGTACCTGGAGCAACAGGAAGGCTTCACTGTCGACGGCGTGGCCAGCAAGGTGCGCATCGACGCTGGCGTGGCGCCGCTGGACTTCCGCGGGCTGCAGAAATCCAACGGTGCCTGATCGGCGCCAACTCCCGAGCCCCGCACCTAGCGGGGCTTTCTGTTTCTGCCATTAGGAGAATCAACCATGGCGAAGAACTATGTGGAGGACGGCAACGTCCTGACTCTCATTGCGCCCGCTGGCGGCGTTCAGTCCGGCGTACCTGCGGTGATCGGAGACCTGGTGGTGGTGCCGCTGGTAGATGCCGCCGCGGGCGAGCCGTTCGCCGGAAAAACTGGCGGCGTCTGGAGCCTGCCTGCTGCCGCTGGCCTGACCCAGGGTGCCAAGTGCAGCGTCCTCGATGGGGAGCTGGTAGCTGCTGCCACTGCCGACTCGGTGGCGTTCGGCAAGATCACCGAGCCCACCGTTGACGGCTTCGCGTCGGCGATGCTGATCCAACAATGAGCGCGCCGGGCCGTTTTGGCCGGCTGATCCAACGGCTCCACGAGCGTGGGCAAGAGCGGTTATCTGATGCCGTGGGCGAGTTCCGCGGCATCGGTCGCCCCCCGATCAAGGGGATACCTCTGCAGGTCGATCGAAACCTCAGTTACGACGGACCTGATGGGGTTTTCATCACGGACAAGGTTGGGATCAGTTGGCTGGCGAAGGATGTTCCCACGGCATCACGTGGTGACCTCTTCGTTATCGGGTCGTCGCGCTATCTCGTCGAAAAGCTCATTGCGAACGACGGTTGGTTGCTGACGGCAGCAACGATCGAGGAGGAAGCATGAAGCCGAACGTGCTCACGATCGGCCGCTTGGCCTTGCTGGCGCGCCTGCAAACCATCACGCCAAACCAGGGATACCGGACGGACGCGGGCACTCGCGTGCTCTCTGGGTGGTTTAACGAGCTGGTCAAGGAGCGGCATGAGGGCTTTCCGCTGATTGTCGTCCAGCCAGGCAAGGAGCAGCCGCCGGAGCATCTTGATGCCGCCGTTCGCTTCCATCGCGGCTTCGACGTGGTAGGCGCGGTGCAAGGTGGGTATGACCACTATGAGGAGGCTCTGGAGGACCTACAGCTAGACCTTCTGGCGTGTCTGATGCCTGCCCCCAAGGGTCAGTTCCTGCGCTGGCTGCCCCGAGAGCGCGGCATTACCGGGCTGACGTTGGGGGCGCCTGAGCCGTACCCGCCGGGCGATGGAGTGGCCGCTGCCGTGATTCGAGTCCCTGTGTATCTGAAAACCATCATCGAGGCGTAACCCATGAAGAGCGATCCCCAGGTGCCGGCCTCGGTCGACGCCGCGCCGCCGGCTGCGCTGAACAAGGCCGTCGAGGTCACCCTGGTCAAGGTGCATTGGCACCAGGGCAAGGAGAAGGCGGCCGGCGAAAAGATCAACGTCAGCCCTGACCAGGTTGAATTCCTGCGCCGCGAAGGCGTGATCAAGAAGGAGGCCTGATATGGCTATCGAGAAAGAGACGTATGTGATCGGCGGACCCTTCAAGATCCGCGAGTCCGGCGCTACCATCCCCTTCCAGTTCGCTGGCCTGGTGTCCACTATCCAGCAGACCATCGAGACCAACGAGATCACTTTGCCGGATACCACCACCCCGCAGGGCGGTGAGTACGATGCCGTTTCGCGCATCACTTCGGTCGGTTTGTCGATCAACTTCCGCGAGCTCAAGACCAGCATCCTGGCTGCCTTGGTGTGGGGGGACGCCACCAATGTTCCTTCTGCCACCCACACCGACGAAGCGCACACCGCCGTTCCAGGAGGCACGATCGCGCTCGACTTCATGCCGCTGGAGATCACCAGCGTGAAGAGTGATGACGGCACCACGACCTACGAAGAGTTCGACGACTGGAACATGACCGGCGCCGGTATCGAAATCGTTGAAGGGGGTGCGATCTCTGCGGCCACGCCGATCAAGGTGACTTACAAGTCCGCCACCGTTGATGTGATCGAAGCGCTGACCAACAGCGGCAAGACGTTCGAATGCCTCTTCGAGGGTGAGAACGCAGCCGGTACCCAGCGCCGTATCCAGGCGCGCTATTTCCGGTGCCGCCTGAACCCGTCGAGCCAACAGGACTGGCTCAATACCGAAGACTTCCTCGCTGCCGAGGCCACTGCCAAGGTGCTGATGGACCCGACTAAGGTCGGCGCTGGAAAGTCGAAGTATTTCAACATCAAGAAGGAACTGGCGACGGTGTGACGCCATTCATGCCCGGCAGGGACGCCGGGCGAGCAATCCCTGACTCCGATCTGACATTTGGGCTATCAAAACCCAACTAGGCCCTGGGTTTTGGTGTTGGCGCGGCGGTGCTAGAGTGTGAAGCAGTTCCTATGGAGAGTCGCTATGAAACGGATTTTCCCCGTTCTCGCTTTGCTTCTTGCGGTCAGTTCTGTCCATGCGGCGACGGTCTTCAAGTGTGTCGGCCCTGACGGAAAAGTCACTTTTACCCAGCAGAATTGCCCAGAAAACCAATCCCTGGACGATGTGGTCTCCGCCACCAACCAGCGTCCAAGCGGGTCAGGTGCTTCGGCTGTCATGGCTAAGCCCAAGCAGCCATCAGGCCGTACCTATAGAGGTAGCCATCAGGGCGGCAGCGGAGTGACCGTCGTCGGTGGTTCGTCGCCAAGCCCTACGTGTTCCACAGGGTTGTCTGAGCGTGACCTTCGCAAGGCCAAGGTCCAGGGCAAGGTCGTCCCTGGAATGTCCAGGGAGGATGTGGAAAGCATCTACGGGAAGGTGAACCGCAACGGCAGTACCGCCGGCGCGGGTGCTGTCACCTACTGGAATGACAAGTATGTTGACCAGACTACGGTTTCTTTTGACCGAGATGGATGTGTGCGAGGCTCCTATCAGTCGGGCCATAAGAACTGACCCCAAAATTCTAACCAGCCCCGCTTCGGCGGGGTTTGTGCTTTCTGGAGGATTGAAATGTCCGAGATGACCGCAAGCAAGGTTGTGAAAGTTGGCGAGGTGGAAGTGATCGTCCGCGAACTGAGTGTTTCGGATGTTCGGAAGCTAATGCAGGAGGTCAGTGATCAAGACCTCGTCAGCAATGTCCTCTTCGAAGATATCAGGCTGTCCGATCTTTGCCTGATGACGTCGGTTACGGAGAGCCAAATTAACGATCTCCGGCCGAGCCAACTCGCCAAGTTGCTGGATGCATGCAAAGAGGTGAACCCGCATTTTTTCGGAATGCTGGGCCGTCTCACGAAACTCCGCGACAAGCCTTGAGGAGTTTGGAGCGCGCCATTTGCGTTCTGGTGAGGCTTGGGCATCACCAAGTCCTTGAATATCCCTGGTCTCTGTTCTTGACCGCGCTGAAGGCTGAATGAAATGGCTGACGTAAAGATCCGGCTGACTGCTGACCTCGATGATGCGCTGCGCGAGGTGTCAGGTTTCCGCAAGGAATATGCCGAACTGGTCAGGCAAGTCGCGCAACCTCTCAAGCGTTTAAACGATTTCACTGCTCTCGAAAGCACCCTTGAGGACACGCAACGCCAGGCGCGCTCGGCGCGCGAGCAGATCCGCACGCTCGGCAACGAACTGGCATCGACGATCAAGCCGAGCCGCGAATTGCAGCAGGCTTACCGGGACTCCATTTCGGACTTGCGAAGCCTGGAGCGGGCAGAGACGGTCCAGATAGCTCGGCTTTCCGCGATGCGCCGGGAGTTGAAGCAGGCCGGGCTGGATACGAGGAGCCTGACATCCGAACGGCAGCGGCTCCAGCGGGAGCTGGATCGAAACCTCCAGGCTGGCCGGAATGATGCGGCCACCACCAGCCTCCGGCAACAGGCCGCAGCGATCAAGCAGAGCGCGATCGAGCAGCGCCGCTACAACTTGGAGCAAGCGCGTAGCACCCTGGGAGTAGCCAGGGTGCGCGAACTGCAGGCTGCCATCGGGCAGTTGAACCAGCAATATCGCTTGCTTCGGTCCAGCGGAACGCTATCCACAAGGGAGCTTGCCGTTGCGCAGCGGGCGCTCAAGAAGCAGATCGCGGAGACCAAGAGCGAACTCAACTCGCTTGGTGCCGGCTCGCGGCTGTCGAGCATCGGCTCTCTCCGCGGGAGCGGCCCGGCACTGGCGGTTGCAGGTCTCGCCGCCGCGGTAGGCGCTGCAACGGCGAAGCTTGCGAACGGGGCCGACACTGTTGGCCGGCTTGATTCCAGGCTTCGCCTGGCGACCCGCTCGCAGGAAGAGTTCAACACCGCGCAGATCGAACTCGACCGTATCGCTGATGATGTCCAGGGCGATGTCGGCGACCTCATCGGCCTTTATTCGCGGTTGCAGCGCCCGCTTCGGGATGCGGGCATGGATCAGCGAGCCGCCCTCGAGACCGTAGAGGCGGTGTCGCTCGGCTTGAAAATCGGTGGGGCATCTGCCGAGGAGTCGGCCTCGGTCATTACCCAGTTCTCCCAGGCCATCGCCAGTGGTGTTCTGCGGGGCGAAGAGTTCAATACCGTTCTGGAGTCCTCGGATCGCATTGCTGGCGCCCTGGCGGACTCCTTCGGGGTGACTGTCGGCCGGCTTCGCGAGATGGCTGCCGCTGGTGAGCTCACCTCGGAGCAGATCGTTATCGCGCTGCGGAAAGAACTGCCGAAGCTCCGCGAGGAGATGGCGTCGTTTGCCCCGGAGGTTGGTGCGGGGCTGAACCGGATCTTTTCCGAAACCCAGAAGTACTGGGGGCGTCGCGCGAAGGAAACAGGCGTCGTCGACTGGGTTGCGAACCAGTTGAACGATGTTGCCAAGGGAATCAACACGGCGAATACGCTGGTAAAAAAGGGGGAGGGTAGCCTCACAGCCACCCTCGCCGCCGAGAAGGCTCGACAAGAGCAGATCGTGAAGCGCCAGAACGATGCTCTGAAGCGGGCTCGGGAACAGAACGTCGCCGATCTCCAGTCTGAGGTTGTTCGGACCAAGGCCCTCCTTGAGCAGTCCACCAAGAACCTCAACGACGCGCTTTCGCGGCAGGCAGATGTCCGCAAGGAGTTTGCCGATCTGGTGAAGGCCATCCAGGCGACGCCCACCTCCGGAACGCAGACCTTCGGTGATGCCACTGCGGCCCAGGCCTCGGCTCGCAACGCCCTGACCGCTGGCAACAACCAAAAGGCGATCGAGGAGGCGCGCCGCGCGCTTCAGATCCTTCAGCAACTGAAGGATGCTGGCGCGAACAGCTACGGCTTCGAAGGCGTGGCCAAGGAGGTGGAGCGCATCGCCAACAAGGCCGCAGAGGTCGAGGCTGGTAATGCCAAGGCTGCGGATGACGTCAACCGCCTGAACCTGGCCGACCTCGAGGAGCGCATCAAGGCTGTGCAAAACGTCGAGGTATCGTTCGGAATGGACTTCGAAAGCGCGGAGACCTTGAAGCAGCAGGTCGCCGACATCGCCGCCGGACTGGCTGAGCAGCTCGTGATACCTATCACGCTGGTTCCGCCTCCGGAGATGGGCTTGCCGGGCGTGCCCAGCATCACCCCCAAGATACCCGGGTTTGCCACTGGTACGCAGAGCGCTCCCCCTGGCATGGCGTGGGTTGGGGAGCGTGGGCCGGAGTTGATGATGATGCGCGGAGGAGAGCGCATCTTCAACGCGGTGCAGTCGCTGCAGATGTCGCAGAGGTATCAACGAACTCTCCCCGAGATACCCGAGATTCCGACCGCGGCGCTTCAGCAGGCGAGTCCGCCGGCAGCCATGCAAAACCTGGGTTCGCTGACCCTCAACCTGGGCGGAGACGATGCCGGTTTCACCGTTTTCGGGACACACGACACGCTCCGAGATATACGCAAGGCCGCCTCGAAGTTCGGGCGGACACGCCCAAGATGACCGAGCCCGCCTAGCGCGGGCTTTTTTATGGAGTTGGGAATGATCATTCCGAACGTGATGCTGGGGGGCGTACCGATCGTGATACACGGCGGCGCCCCGCAGTGTCAGTACCAGGCTGTAGATGGCGGCGTAGAGCGGTTGAGGCTCAGCGGAGGTGCGGCAGTACAGATGACGCACTGGCGCAAGACAGCGATCACCATCAGCGGTTCAGGATGGATCGGCACGGGGATGCTTGGACTCGACTTCGACAACCCGTTGGAGCTGCGATGCAATGCGTCGCTTGGCATTTCCGGCCGTACTGCCGCCGACCGAGTATTCACAATCCCTGGAGAGGTTCGGCCGGACGCCGGTCCGTGGGGGCTGGCGCTGGTCGGGCGTGAGTGGGTCAGAACGGACGTGTCGTCCGCCGGCCAGGTGGTAACTGCGTCGGAGATCCCAGGCGCGCAACTCTACCGCGTCGAGTGGTGGCCGCTGTTCCACGTCTTCGCGTCCATCCCTCCTGAGGCTCTTGATTCTTCGAACAACAGCCGGACCTGGCAAATTGTCGCTGAGGAAATCTGATGCTCAACGGTGGACCGCTCAATAGCGCTGCGCTGAACTCGGCCGCTCACTCCGCTGTGCCTGGTCCTGAGCCGATCATCCCTGGCTACGCTTTCACATGGCGCCCAATCGTGCGCGTTGGCGATGACGACGTTACGCCGCTCCTGACCGGGGAGATCGAGGTCGATCGTGAAGAGGGGGCGGCTGGCGTCGCGTCCTTTTCGATCTATCTCGGCGACGGACCTGTTGTCCCTACGGACTGGATCGGTCGAACCGTAACCATCGACTACGCAACGGAGACCGCGGGTGAACTGAGTCAGGGGCGACGGTTTACGGGGAGAGTTACACAGCCAGCCTGGAATCCTGTTCGGCGCGTCCTGGACGTCAGTTGCACGGACCAGTTGCAGCAGCGTGTAGAGGCCATGGAGATTGCGGTCGTCGACGCCCTGGTCGGCGGTGCCTGGTCCGCCGATGTGTTCGAGCCGGTCGATGGACGCTCGCGGTGGGACTACGCCCAGGAGCGTTTGACCAGCGTCACCGGGAGCTTGGACTGCTCGCCATATGGTGCTCTCCGCGTCACGTCATGGCTTGCTGTGGCGCCTGCCTTCGAGTTCGGCCCAGGCTCTACGGTGTACGGAACGCTTGCAGTCGAGCTGGCCGACCTGAGTTCGCAGACGAACAGGGTCGAGATCGAGTGCGACTACCGATTCAGCCGGCTCTGGCAGTTGAACGCCTCGTATGGTTGGCAGCACCCCGGTACAAGAAACGCGGTCGGCGAGGCGGGGTTCTGTAATTGGCGCGGCGACGACACCGAGTTACCTGACGTCGAGATGATCACCTCGGCGACCGAAAGCAGCGGTCAGACGTTGTTCTATGCCACCTGGTATCCACTGCCGCCAACCGGGGTCTACTGCAATCCGCCAGCGGCCTGGGTCAATAGTTTCACCGACCTGCTGTTGGGCGGAAACTGGATCGCTGGGAGGCGCTGGACGCAAGCCGTCACCGAGCGCTACCGGCTGGTCATGGAGGTTCAGCCGAGCGTGGCGGCGACCGGCCCGATTGTCGGTCGGCAGCGTGCCTCGTTCGAGATCGAGTCGGACAGGGCCGAGCGCTGGGAAAGCGAGCCGATCACCGGCGGCAGCACCGGCCACGACGACGAGAAGGATGGCAACCGGCGTTTGTCCGCGCTGAACTGCCTGCTCGCTCAGGGAGCAACGACGCTCATCGCAGCGCACCGTGGGACGACTGTGACGTGGGACGTGCCTACCAGCATGGTTTTACCGATCGACCTGGTGCATACGCTCCGCCTCGATGATCAGGGCGCGCGTGCGGTGGGCAAGTGTCGGCGCATTGTCGACCGGCTCGACCTCGCATCCGGAAGCGCCCTGACCACGATCTCTATCGCGGTGATGCGAGGCGGCGGGGGCGCAGCAGACCCACTTGTTCCGCCGACTGGCTCGTCCGATCCCGTCAGCCCACCGTCGGGCGGCGGGCAGCTCTCGACGCAGCTTGGGGGCCGCAACGGAAGCCCCGCGTATGACGATGAGGCGGATGGTTTCTCGGGCAACTGGAGCAATCGCGATCCCGGCGCCGAACTGTTCCCGCGGCGCTTCTCGTTGACTGCAAACGATATTCCGGAGACCTACCGGGACGAACATGCGCCGGAGATCGCAGCCACTTACCGGGTAGCTGTACCTGATGACGTACTGGAGATGTAGCGATGGCGAGAGCCTGGATCAACAACTGGAAGACGACGCTGAGCGTAGGGCTGTCGCCTGGCGCGTTGAGCCTGACGGTGCCGGATGCCGCCGCCGCGCTGCTGCCTCTCTCCGGCGGTAGCTGGGTGCTGTTGACGCTGGCGGATGACGCTGGCGCGCAGCATGAAATCGTGAAAGCAACCGCGCGTGTCGGCGGGGTGGTGACGATCGATCGCGCCCAGGAAGGAACCTCCGACGGCAACTGGCCGGCGGGAACGGCGATCTATGCAGCCGTCACGGCCGGCGACCTCATGACGCTCCAGGCGCGCATCCAGGCTCTGGAGTCCGGGGCGTCTGGCGGCACCCTTGTCGACGAAACCGGCGCAACGCTGGTCGACGACGCCGGCAACAACCTGATTATGGAGAACATTTGATGGCAACTGTTACGCACGTCCTGTCCGGCGCCGGGGAGCCGCTCGATCCGCCACCAAGCATCGGTGCTCACTACGTGAACACGAACAACGGCGCGCTATACCTGGCGAAGGGCACCGCGAGCGGTGCCGATTGGGTGAAGCTGGGTAGTGGCGGTGGCAGCGCTCCGAGCGAGGTGCTGCATGTCAATACCGATGGCCAGTTCCTTCTCGAGCCTCAACACTCATTTGTTGAGGCCCGTCTGTTCGCAATTCCCGAACTCGGCACTGCAGCAATTGGAATCGATCCCAGCACATCCCGACAGTTCGACCTGAATGTCAGGACTGCGGGTCCGAGCGGGCAGCAACTGCAGATCAGAGTTACATCGGGTGAATTGCCCGGAGGTATGTCGATCGTGGGCACCTCGAGGCAGTGGGCGGTTCAGGAGTCGTATGGATTCGTGATCAATGCAAATGACCTCAACGGCGAGGTGTGGGCGCGCGTCTATTTCGATGCTGACGAGCTCACCCTGTCGATGCTTGTGTTCAGCGATGTGCCGAACGCGTAGGAGATAGCGCATGGCTCTATCAGACGAGCGCCGCGGCCTCGGCGCGAGGAACGAAGCGATCCGCCGCGCCGGCGGCCAACGGGTTGAAGCGGAGCGGCGTGGCGACCAGGGCTTGACCGCGGCACTCAACCGGCTGATCGAGCCGGAGCGTCAGGCACGCGCACTGCGCAAGATCGACCCGCGCGGCGCCCTGGATGCTGCGCGCGGCAGGGCCGACTACAACCCCGCCGGCAAGCAGATCGGCGGGGGCGGTGTGTCCTGGCCGCTGGCCGAGACCGACAAGTCGAAGCGCACGGTGGCCGACGAGGAGATCGTGAGCACCGATGGCCTGGTCGTCGTTGTGTTCAAGCGCGTCACCAGCTTCGAGATGCAGGATGGCGGCTCGAATATTGGCCGCATGGAGTTCAAGGCATGAATCAACTGATGCCCTGGGACGGCGAGGTCGTTCGCATGGGCTGGCCGTGGCACGGAAAGATCCGCCAGCCGAACAATGATCTGGCCGGCTACGTCACCCTGCCGAACGGGGCGACGCGCCCAGCGATCGCGTACTACGGCAACTGGCCGATGAATCACACGCATCTGTTCGACATGGGCCTACCGGACCAGGACGACCAGCAGGTCGAGGAGCAGGGCGGGAAGTGGTGGGGGCGAACGATCCTCCGAGGCGGAGGCAACTACGACTATCAGTTGTACTACGGCGGCGCGACGACCTCGGCCGAAGGGCAGTCCTATACAGGCGACGCCCCATTCAGGGGGCTCCCCCTCTGGTGGTCTAGCGACGAGGAGCCGCGGCGCCCGCTGTATGTGGATATCTACCTCAATGTGGAGCAGGGCAGCTACTACCTCGATTTTTGGACAAAGGGCGGAACGATTCACGCCCTTCGGAAGAAGATAACGCTTGAGGATGTTGGACAGGGCGCAGGACAGCCGGAGTGTGCCGTAAAAGATCTGCTCGGGAGCAACTTCGACTACTGGTTTTTTGGTGAAAACGTCAAGCTTGACTACCTGAAGCTGCTCGGGGTCTACCGAAATCGGTTGCTGCTGGGGGTTGTGGTGACACAGGGTGACGGGATGCGGCAGATTGACCCACCGCCCGGAACGTCGGTGGTCAGCGGTTCGTCCCCGTCTGGAGCCCCTCAGGGGTTGTATGGTCTCGTCGAGGTGACCATTGCCCCGGATATCCGAGATCCAGAGGCGGATCACAGTCAGACGGTCACAATAGACGTGATCGAGAATCGCCAGGCAGCGCTCGGTAATCCGGTTCATCAGGTGACCGACGAGAGTAGTCAGCCGGGCGATCCCATCGAAACCACGCTCTATCGAGAGGAATGGAACCAGACCTCCGGGTTGCTGACCGCCTGGTATGACGCCCAGGGAAACATCCAGACCGCGCGCTACAACCGACGCCACTATGCACTTAAGGAGTACCGCAACGAGCCCGGCGTGACGACAAGAACAGCGACGGAGCGAAGCAGCGAGGTTGCGCTGTTGAGCGGCTCCGGACCAGTTGTCGACAGCACTGTGCTGACAGAGCAGTTCGAGGCGATCTACATCCCAGGGACAGGACTGCAGATCACTCGGACGGTGAAGTGTACGGGGGAGCCGGATGACGTCACGACCTATACCGACCCAGACCATACGGGTGGGCCGGTGGTCACCCCGCCGACGACGACATTCCCCCCAGGCATGCATATCGTCAACACCGTTGTGACCTACCAGTGGCTTGTGAACGACGAGAACATGCTGGCCAACCAGGACCAGCATCAGGTGTGGCTCGCCGCGTTGAGCAACAACAGCGCAGCCATCTGCCACATCCGCGATCCGTTCGACTATCCCGAGGGGCAGACCACAACAACCGTCAGCGTTCGCCAGGGCCCGGCCGTGCGCCTCGGCGGCGTGACCTCTGGAACGGTTACCGACACCCTGACCAAGAGTAAGCCCGCGCATGAGTACCGGCGCGGATTTTTCTGGGAGCCAGCCGACCGCTGGGTGCGAGCCAGTTGCAACCCCGTCACCGGAGAGCTCTCTCGCGGCTCGGAGTGCATCCAGTACCTGACCAGTTGGGTTTAGCCCCTTCTACTACTTCAAGGAGAAGCCGCATGACGCCGGCCTGTGTATCCCTGCGCATTGAAAAAGGGGCGACGTTCCGCGACACGATGCGGATCATGCAACCGAGCCTGGTCTACCGGCCGATCACCCAGATCGCGTCGACCGCTCCCGTCCGGCTGACCATCCCCGGCCACGGGTTGCCCGACACCTGGTTAGCATGGATCGATGGCGTCCAGGGCATGCCCGAGCTGAACCGCGCTCGGCTTCGGCAATTGCCTCACCGGGTAAAGTCCATTGACGACGACACGATCGAGATCAACCTGCTGTCAGCCGTTGGGCTGGCGCCTGTGGGCGGGCAACTGATCTACCAGCCACCGGTTGACCTGGCTGGCGCCGAGGTACGGATGCAGATCCGCGATGCGCCAGGTGGGACTGTGCTGATGACGCTGGCGCTCGGCTCTGGTCTGGAACTCGCCGGCGCCGGAACGATCTCGCGCGAGATATCGGCATCGGCTACCGCGGCGCTGGAATGGTCGGCGGCGGTCTACGACGTGGACGTGACCTACTCGGATGGAACGGTCCATCGCTACTACAGCGGGCCGATCACTGTGAGCCGTGGGGGAGGGTGCGATGGATGACGCCGCCGAGCCCTGGGCGCTGGCGATCGAGGTCGATTGCGAGCCGCTTGTGCTCAGCGAGATGCAGGAATACGCGGTCACCGTGACGCCGCCGGCCGATGTGCTGGTCGTTGTGGCTGGTGATCAGGGGCCGCCCGGCAGGGACGGCGTAGATGGCGCCCAGTGGGCACAAAGCGAGTGGTGAACATGGCTCAGATTCAATTTTTCAAGGTTGCGACGCTGCCGGGCACACTGCAGCCGGACAGTTTCTACTTCGTCGAGAACCGCAGCTACTCGGAGTCCTACCTGACAAACAGCGCGGGAGTGGCGCGCTCGATCGGCAACAGCGCGATGATCAACGCGCTGATCAATGAGGCGCTGGCCAGCCTGCCCGGCACAGGCGCGCCGATCCTGTTTGTAGCCGATATCGCTGCACGCGATGCCCTGGAGCCTGAGGGCGCAATCTTCGTCCTGGTTCAGGATGCGAGCGCGGACCCGACAGTCGAATCCGGAGCTGCGCTGTACGCATGGAACCCTGCGACCAGCGCCTGGCTGAAGGTCGCTGAATACGAAAGCATGGACGTCGAACTCAACTGGGACGCGATCAACGGGCGCCCGACGTCGACGCCAGCGCAGATCGACACTGCTGTTTCCCAGGCGCACACGCACGCGAACAAGTCGGCGCTGGACAAGTTCAGCGAGGATGGCGGCCTGATTCGGTTCGGCGGGCAGCCGATTCCGGCGGAGTGGAACGGGGCGGCCTGGTAAATGGCCGTCCTCCAGACCCACAAGGTCGTCGCGCAATTGCCTGCGGTGCTGGAGCCGAACGCGATTTACTTCGTCCGACGCGGCACCGGCTACGACCAGTTCGTCACCAACGGCGCCGGGGTGGTGGTGGCCTATCCGATGAACGTCCGCATCCCAGCGGCTGTTCCTGGGTATCTCGCCGACGGCTCTATGTTGCGGCTCGCCATGAACCCAGACGGCCAATTGCCGGCGTACACCGCCGCTGGCGCTCAACTCAACATTCAGGTGCTGTTCAATGGCTGATGTACGACCGACGAAGTTGCAGAACGACGGCAACGGCTATGGCTCTCTGCGGGAGTTTGGGGACGGCGACACGGTGCCGGTTGCGCTTGGCGGCACAGGCGCTGCAACCGCCGCTGGCGCGCGCACGTCCCTTGGGCTTGGGAGTGCTGCAGTTAGAGCTGCCCTGGGTTCAACTGGGGCTTTGTACTCGCGAGACAGCATTCTCGGCGCCGTTTCGCAGTCGAGCGGAATACCGACAGGGGCGGTGATTCAACGTGGTAGCAACGCAAACGGCGAATTCGTTCGGTTTGCAGATGGAACTCAGATTTGCATACGCCAAATCACGGGGTCTGGTAGCAACTACCAAGCAGGGCCCAACACAGTGCAGTTGGCGGCTGAGTTTATCGGAGGATCCTCATATAGCCTCATCGTCAACTGGATACCGTTCAGCGGCTGGCCATCGGCTGCGGCGGGGGTTAGGGGCGGCTACATGGGTGGGGACCAAGTTACTTTCTACTTGAATGAAGACCTTGGTACCAACGGGTTGAGCATTATGGTTGTGGGGAGGTGGTTCTGATGATCATCAAGTTGTCACCGTTTGCTCCGCTGCCGCGACGCGACGAGCGCCTGTCACTGAGCAGGGCTGGCGATGTACTCACCGTAAACGGCCAGGAATTCGACTTCACACCGCTCCCGGAGGGCGGCGAGTTGCCGGCCGAGGCTATCGGGTCGGAGTGGTTCGCTGGTCCCGTACTGCGACGTGCCGGCCGGTTGGAGCTGATCCTGCGGTTCCCGCTTGCCGTCGATGCCAGCGCCGCCGCTTGCTTCCCTGAACCGTTGCTGATCGAGGCCGATGGCCCGGTGGAGTTGCCGCGATGATCGATTGGAGCAAGGTAAAGACCGCCGAACAGCAGGCGCAAGAGCGCTGGCAGGCTGAGTACGATGCCGCAGCCGCGGCGCGGGCGAATGCCTACCGGCTGGAGAGTGACCCGCTCAAGACCGAGGCCGAGTTCGACGCTATCAAGGCCGGCGTGGAACCGAACTACTCTGCCTGGATCGCCAAGGTCGAGGAGATCAAGGCCCGCTTCCCGTTGCCTGGTCCACTACCCGAATAGGTAGTTGTGACGAGGTTCGCGTTTTTGCCACGTTCCGACAGTCTGATATGCGGAGTAGATAGGGATGTTGGTATGGACGAGATGTTGCGGCGTAGGCTCCGGGCGGAGTTACTGGAGGTGGGGTTCCTCAACCAGTGTTGCCTTGACCTTATCGAAAGCATGGAGTCTGAGTTCAGCCTCACTGATGACCAGCGCGAGTGCATCGAGCAGCTCAGCCGATTTCTGCAGGAAGGGATCGGCAAGCTAACCGCTCTGTCCGAGCGCGTGGTGGCTGGTGATATCGTCGTGCTCTGTTGAGAGTTTGAAATTCTTCTCCGCAGGTCAAGTCGGCGCTAAGGCCGACTACAATACCTGGGCACGGAGGTCAAGGAGATCAAAGCGTGCTTCCCGCTGCCGTAGTCTCTACTGGTCCTTGGCACACTGTGCTTAGGCATCTGCGGCCTGTAGTTCCACCTCCGTGATCGCGAAGGCCGTGTCGGGGACCTCGTCCGCGCTGTTCGCACTGGGCTGAACAATGGGGTGGTGGGCTTTGCCATTGGTCGCCAGGACCGCCGAGTCAGTGATCTCCACCCAGCTCTGTACATAGCTGACCAGTGCGTCTGGGCGACCGTGCTGTTCTCGTCCGAAGCTGGACAGTTGCACGGATTTGTCCTGTAGGGTGCCGTAGGAGAAACGGCAGCGGAGGGGCGTTGGGTCATGGAAGGGCTCCAGGTTCAAGCCAGCAGGTCTTCGTAGAATGCACCGTAGCGCCCGCTGGGATGGGCGAGTTGGATTTCCAAGATCCACAGGCCGTCGTTGGGGCGACCTTCGAAGTCTCCCAGATCGCCGGCGCGATAGATCGCATGGGGAAAATCACTCACACGATGCCCCTTAATATCCATGTTCAACTGCCAGCCCATGGCCCTGGCCTGCTCGGCGGCAAAGCGGTAGAGCTCGACACCAGTCACCCCCTTATTCCGCCAGTGAGCCTCGACGCGGTTGAACAACTCCTTGGCAGCGTTGGCGCAGGCGGCCATCTCCGGATTAGTGCCGGTGACGAACGTGGCGCCGGCGTCCCCTTCATGGCCTTCCCAGACCACTCCCATGTCGATAAAGAAAATGTCGTCTGCACCGAGTACGGGATCGCCATCGGAGCGCTGTTTGAAGGTCTTCAAGGTATTGGTGCCGAAGCGAATCAGTAGGGGATGCCAGATCCGTTGCATGTCGAGTTCGGTAAGCACCTGCATGCCGACTTCTTTCGCCTTCGATTCACTCATGCCGGGGCGGATGACCTTGGCGATCTGCTCGACCGCCTGCCAGGTCATCTGCTGCGCGTACTTCATGAGGTCTAACTGATAGCGATCTCCTACCGCTTCCTTTGCCTGGATGGCCGACGACATATTGGAATCCTCCGTGAGGTGTCGTTGCTTCGCTATAATAATTTTGTATGTTCCTTCGAGGAAAAGACCTGTTTGGTCCGTTCCAGGGCTCACCCACTCGCGAAGCAGGTGAGTATGACCCGAAGCACGAAGGAACGATTCGCTTCCTTCCGGGAGAAATTGGCGAGCCCTGTCTTTACCGATGTTCACCTGAGTGGCTGAACTCTGGAATCAGCTCAGAGCAGTATGTAGTCGTTGCGCTGCACTATTCCGCGGTGGGGGCCCTCCACCAGCCGCAGATAGTGACCGTTCACCTGATCGATGGGGAGGCAGTCGTCCACATCAAGCAGAGCATCGATATGGGGCTTCATCCAGCCAGCCTGCATCCGCTGTTTGCCCAGGGTCTTGGCTTCGGTCTTGTCACGGGCGGAGACCAGTAGATAGCGATGGGCTTCGCCGAAGATTTGTTCCTCGTAGGCTCCCAGATTGATGAAGTAGAGCCGCAGGTCCCCAGGTGCCGGGGCCTGGAAACTGAACTCGATGCGGTGGTTGTCGATACCGCCGACTTCGAGCCAGGAGTCAATGTGCAGCCCTTCGTGGTTGCCGAACCAGGCATCTCGAAGTTGTGGATAGGCGGTTTCGAGTGAATCGGCTACGACGAATACGACATCGTGGACCTCGATCTTAGCCCGTGGGTGACGGCCACCTAACATGACGACATAAAGCAT